TAAATAAGGTAGCATTCAGTTATTACTTGAATTGTTATCGTGCCAAGCTATACGCATCTTGCTTATCGTCGTAATGCAAAAGCGGCGGCACGTCGACAACAAATTCGAATTCCGCGTAACGCAGATGCCTTGGCCCTGGCAAGGGAGGACTTTGCTTATTTCTGTGAATACGTAGCAGATAAACCACCGGCCACACACCACAAAGAATGGCACCGACACTTTATTACTAATGAGAACAGTAATTGTCTAATTAAGATTGCTGGGCCCAACATTGATCTTCTTGCCCCTCGTGGTTCGGCTAAGTCAACAGTCCTTGGTTTGCTAACTGCCTGGGCAATAGGCGTTCACACACAAGCCAAGCTGCCACTCCAGGTTCTTTACTTGTCGTACACGGTTGATATTGCACGTTCCAAATCTGCAACCATCAAACGAATCATTGAAAGCAAACGTTATCAAGAAGTTTTTCCAACAGTACGCCTTATGAAAAACGTGACCAGTAATGAGTACTGGTCCATTGACCATAAATTTGCTGGTATTGATACAACAGGTGATGAACAATTTACACTTTGCGCCGCAGGCCTTAAGGGTTCGGTGACTTCCAAGCGTTCGCACCTGGTCATGATTGATGACGCCATTAAATCAGCCGCTGATATTTCCAACCCTGACATCAGGAAACAGATGCAGGAAAACTGGAACGCAGTGATTGCTCCCACTATGTTTGAAGGCGCACGTGCTATTTGTCTTGGAACGCGTTTTAGGCATGACGATATTCACGCCACAACATTTAATGAACAAAATAACTGGAGGCAAATTGTTCTTTCCGCGATTAGCAATGATGCCAAAACAGGTGAAGAGCAGTCGTATTGGCCTGAGATGTGGTCATTGGAATATCTCAAAGAGAAAAAACGGCAAGCACCAATTGCTTTTTCTTTTCAGTACATGAATCAGATTGTCCGTCAAAACGAACTTTCCCTGGCTCCTGAACTGATTGTTAAAGCTGAAATTTCAACGGAGTTTGACACGCTTGGCATTGGTGTTGACCTTTCCGCTGGCACCAAAGAAAAGAATGATTACACCGTAATGATTTTGGGGGGACGCATTGGAGATCGCATTCACATCATCGATTACCGGCGCATTCGCGTTATGGGAAACTTGGAAAAACTAGACGCAATGAAGGAGTTACTCAATGATTGGTCTGTAATTGGTCGTGACGATAACGGTAACTATTTCCCCACTTATTCAACGTGTGACATTTGGTCAGAAGCTGTTCAATACCAAGCTTCACTCGAGGCTGACTTTAAACGGGTTTGTCTCAATAACGAAGGACTTTACAACTTGATTTGGCATCCAGTCAAAGGTTTCCGTGCAGATAAACTGGCGCGTTTCCGTGGAATCATGGGCATGTTTGAAGATCGTAAAATTATCTTCAATAGGTTCCGAAATTTCACAAATCTTTTTGAAGAACTTACAAATTTCGGCGTCAGTGGACACGACGACTGCGTCGACGCCTTAGTCTGGCTTGTTACAGGTTTGGCAAGAAAAGGGCAACTGCATATTGATTACTGAATTTAGAATTAATAAAAAGCATTTTTGTTGTGGGCCCAGAGTATCTTGCTGTTGGTATTACGGCGATTGTATCCGCTATTACCGGTGGATCCTGGGTCGCCAATAAACTATTGGAAAGGCAAGGGGAGAGACTCCAGCAAGCCTTTGATTACATCAGCTCCCAAAAACGCAGGATTGACATTTTGGAAGACCAAATTAATCGGATGCCCTTGGACTACGTTTTAAAGGTTGACTTCTTGAGAGAAATCCAGGAAATGCATGATAACTTTAGGCAGATCAACGATAAGCTTGATAAGCTTATGGAAAAGCTTTTGTCAAAATGAGTTACATCCTTGAGGTCGAAGAGGACGAAAACGGGGAACAATTCATTACGCTTCCAGACGAATTAATCGAAGAGCTTGGCTGGCAAGAGGGGGATGTTCTTGAGTGGGACGTAAAGGGTAATGGAATTGTTCTTAGCAAAGTAAATGATTCCGCGGGTTATGTGGTCATAGAAGAGTAGAATATTCAAAAAGGAATGTAGACATGCCTGCCGGAGAATCGTTAGGAAATGGCGCCATATTTAATGGGCCTTTGCCAATGATGTTACCAATGCCGGGGTTCAATCCAGGCATGATGGGTCCAACCGAAGAAGATTTGCGGCGACAACAACAAGACATGCTTCGTCAACAAATATTAAATCAACGCATAACTGAAAGAGACGCTGCAATTAATCAACCCGTTAATTACAATCGACCGCAACCGATTAACATTGATGTAGATGCTGCTGGCAACGCATTAGAAAAAGTTGGTGGATCTGCCGTAATTCAATTAGACCCTAGTCAAAGAATACGTTTTGGAGGCTCTTACATGCCTGGCTATCAAGAACAAGGTGTCCCTATTCCTGATGCGAGTCGCATTGAAGCCGGTTATTCAACTCCTACTTTTGGTCTTAATGTTAATTATCGCCCTAGGCGCCAAGGCGCACCCGTTGGCGGCATAGGTGCAGATATGCGCTTTAATATGCCGTTTTAATCATGTGCTTTTAAAATATTAAAAAAGGTAAAAACATGAGCGTTCGTTTATACGGCGAAAGAGACATTAGAGGAGCAGCCGGTAATTTGGCTGGGCTTAGTTTTTCCTCAGAAGAAAATATCCCCCGTTATTTGTTACAGCAAGCTACTTTTCCGGGTTCTAGCAATCTTCCCGATGCCGTTGGAAATATGGGTGGTTTAGCAAATGCACAGTTCTATGAAGGTCCTCAGCTTGGTCAAGCTGTTCCACATGGCTCTCCTCAACGTATGCAGCCTAGGGAGTATTTAGATCAAAATATGCCTGCCTATCCGCCGGGCTATGGGCCGCCTTCAAAACAACCTCAACCGCAATCACCCGAACCCTTTAATCCCACGCAGCTTGAATTGCCGTTGGCAATGCGTGGTTTGCAAGTACCCCCTGGTTTCCAAGCTAAATACGTTTCCTAATGGCCCAAGACGATAGCAAATATACAAAGCCAGAGTTACGCGAAAACATTAAAGATCGCGTAATGGCTGGTTCTAAAGGCGGCAAGCCGGGCCAGTGGAGTGCACGCAAGGCTCAACTTGTGGCACAGCAATATGAAAAAGCTGGTGGTGGATACAAGGGCGGCAAAGGAGAAAAACAAAAATCTCTGGAGAAGTGGGGGAAAGAAAAGTGGATGACCAAAGATGAATATGAGAAGCGCGGTAAAGCTAAAGCCGCAGCCAAGAAATATAAAGAGAGTAAGTGATGCAACTCGCAGGCAAATACTCAACTGGTTATACACCCGATGTATTTCCCAACCAACGTTTAATGCAGTCGTTGGCTTTACAAGCCCAAGACCCTGAACTTAGAGATGCAGCATTAACCTATCAATATCCTTTTAAATTGTCTGAATTACAAAACAGCAACTATTCACAAACAGTAAAAGAATCCATCATTCGCGCCACAATAGGAGCATTGGGCTAACTATGCCTGACAAAGCAATTCAAAAGGGATACACCAAGCGTTACCTACCAGAGAGCGCCTGGGCTTCACTGTCAAAAGAAGAACGTGCGGAGACAGATCAAAAGAAACGTGCCGCTAGTCGAGAAGGTAAACAGTTTGTTTCTAATACGGATGCTGCCAAGAAAGCGGGCAAGGCTGCACGCGCAGCTAAACGTTACAAGAAGAAAAAATGAAAACTAAAAAACTTGTCAAAAACGCTTTGAAACATCCTGAGCTTTATTCGCCTGCCGAGCTTATCTTCTTTAATAAGTGGTTGCGCCTGAAGAAGCAAGCGAAGACTGCTAAGATCAGTAAAGATAAAAAGGCTGATAGTTGATGGCTGGGGACGCAAAGGCCAGGCTTAAAGAAATTGTCGACTCTTATCTTGAAAAAGATGGCGGAGCGTCGATTGATACTGGCATTGTTGCAGCACATCTTGCACAGATGAAATTGTTCGGCATCCGCCAGGGTGTCGAATTTTTTCCTGCTCAAGATAACTTCGGTAATCAACGCAAAGATTTTATTGATCGTGTAATTAAATACAATCAACTCGACACACGCCTTGATTCCATCTGGGATTACTTTCTGTGCGATGGACAGGGGCTTTTTTATTTGCGGCCAACGCAAAATAACTACCGGATGTACTTTTTCCGGAAGCACGAATATCGCAGTTTTTATAACATTGACGGCGAGCTGGATGAAGTCGTCATCATCTATAGCTATAAAGTTCGCCAGGGGATGGGCTTTCAGCAGGACATTGAAATGAGCAATGTCTCTGGCCCCATCAACATGGGGCGTGGCGGTGTTAAGCGTTATATTCGTTTATCAATTAAACGTAAAACAATTGAAGAGACGCATTCGGAAGGTGAGATTTCATTCGACACTAATTATCAGTCAGTACCTGGCAAAACAAAAACATTTAAAAACACTCTTGGTTTTATTCCCTGCGTTGAAATTTTTAACAACGCTAAGGGTTTCTCATCAGAAGGCGTCGGCGAGTTCGATGCTTTGGCCAACCATATTTGTACGCA